TGTCCACTGCCGCACAGCCGATCTCGGTAAACCAGACGGGTTTGCTCTCGGGCACCCAAGCGGTCGGCGTCGCGCTGCGCACACCACCGATCCGCTCGTGATGGGGCTGCGACCACCAGCTGCGAAGGTCCTTGTAACGGAAGATCCAGTCCTCGCCGTAGGCGCCATCAACAATCGGCGTGCGAATCTGGGCATTGCGATGGTTGATGTTCGAATAGTACCAGTCGAACCCCTCGCCACCGGCAATGTTCGACTTGAGATATTCGGTATTGTATATCGACCCCCAGGACGCATCGGCATGGTCGCTGCCGTCCCGCCAGTCGGAAACCGGCATGTAATTGTCGATTCCGATGAAATCCACATTGGCGTCCGCCCAGAGCGGATCGAGGTGGAAATACACGTCGCCCGATCCGTCCTGTGGATGATAGCCGAAATACTCGGACCAGTCGGCGGCATACCCGATCCTGGTTGCGCTGCCCAGAATGGCGCGCACATCGGCGGCCAGCTGCACCAGCTGCGCCACCGCCGGAAAACCGGATGCGCCGCGAATCTGCGTCAGCCCGCGCAATTCGGAAGCGATGCAGAACGCATCCACCCCGCCGGCCGCCGCACACAGATGCGCATAGTGAAGGATGAAGCGGCGCAGCGACCATTCCGCCGGCCCGCTGTAGCTGACGCTGGTGCCGTTCACCGAAAAATCCGTCACCTGCGCGGCGCCGAAAAACGCCGCCACCTCGGCATCGGCAGCCGCGCTCTGATCGGGACTCCCCGCCTGGCCCGGCGCAACGCTCAGCGTGATCCGCCCGCGCCAGGGCAGGGCCGGCTGATCCGGCGCGCCGCTCCACGGGTCGCTCAGCCCGTTGCCGGCCAGCTGGTCCATCAGGATGAACGGATAGAAGGTCACCGCCTTGCCGTCGGCCTTCAGGCGCGCGATCGCCTCCACGACCGAGGCATCGCACGGCGTGCCGCCGTAAACCGATTTCCCGTTCACCCGGGGCACCTGCCAGGCGGCCGCGCGCGTCAATCCGCCAACGCTCCAGGGCATGCCCCTGCCGTCCACATCGCCCTGCTCCACCTTCGGGCGCAGCGTCGCCCGGTCGCAGCGCAGATCGTCGCCGAACCATGACACCACCAGCGACGCGGCGGCGCAGTTGGGCAACTCGTCGCGCAGCGAATCGAGCGAGGTCGCAAGGTCGCTCTTGCCGCTGGGGGTGTTGATGTTCGCCGGCCGGGCCACGCCGGGGGCGGTTTCGTAATAGACCGGGGTTGTCGCCAGGGCATATTCTCCCGTGCCCGGGATCAGCGCCACGCCCTGCACCCCGCGGGCCAGGTCCACGCTCTGGCGGCCGGGCGTCGGCTGCGCCGGGCGCATCACCTCGAAGGAAAACTGCGGCACACGGTTGCCGAACGGCTCCAGCGCCAGGTCCTCGAACACCACATAGGCCGTGCCGCGGTAGGCCGGGGACATGCCCGCCCCCTCCACCGCCTCGATCTTCGGGTCCGGCAACTGGTCCTCGGTGCCGAGATAGACCCGCATGTTGAGGCTGTCGCGCGCCACTTCGCGCCCGTCCGCCCAGACCCGTCCAACGCGCGTGATCTCGCCCTCGCACAGGGCCACCGCCAGGCTGACCGTATAGGAATAGCTGGTCGTGGAGGGGCGCGACGGCGCCCCCTTGCCGCCGCCAGAGACGGCGGTGTGTTCGCGAAACCGGGACGCCCAGATCACCTGCCCGGCAACGCGCATCCGCCCGTAGACCTGGGTGACGGGCGCGCCTTCGCTGGCGCCGCTCAGGCGAAACCGGTCCACGCGGCCGGTCTCGACCGGTTCCGAGCCCGCCCCCATCAGGCGCTGGTCGATCACCCGCCCCACGCTCGCCCCGACGGCCCGCCCGATGACCGCCGAAGACAGGCCCAGGACACCGCCGCCGATTGAGGCGCCGGCAGCCATCCCGACCGCCGACAGAACAATGGTTGCCATCTTTCAGCTACCCCCGAACAGGAAATTGAAACGCCGCCACGATGCGCCGGCGCCACGGCGCGCTCAGCGTGCTCTCGACCACGCCGTGCCCGCTGTATGAATGGACGAATGTCGGCGCCGGGTCGCCCGTGCCCACGATGCCCAGGTGCTTGGCCACGCTTTCGGCACGCATCCGAAACAGCAGCACATCGCCCGGCGCCAGCCGCAGCGCCGGTTTCTCGACCAGATGCCTTCGCGCCGCGGCCCACAGCCCTTCGTCGCGCTGCGGCTCGCTCCAGTCGGCGCTGTAGGGGGGGACCGGCTCGGGTTCGGCGCCGAAGAGTTCGCGCCAGACGCCGCGCAGCAGCCCCAGGCAATCGGCCCCTGCCCCCCGGCACGAGGCCTGGTGCACATAGGGCGTCCCGATCCAGCTGCGGGCAATGTCCTCGGGCCTCATCCGTTCAGGCTCCCGCCATCGTTCAGCCCGTCGCGCCGCGGCACGCTCATCAGCCAGTCCTCCCCCGGGATCGCCGGAAAGCCGCGGAAATTGACGGTGTTGGCGAACTTCAGCCGGCAGGTCCGAAGCCGGCGGTCGCAGCCGGCCTCGATGCGCACGGTGTCGCCGGGCGCCACCTGCGCCGGCAGCGCCTCCCACAGTTCGATCTCGTGCACGCCGTCGGAAAATCGGTCGTTCTTCACCAGCGCGACCAGCCCCCGTGCCGCGCCGTCCTCCACCCGCAGGCGGCCCTTTTCGAACCAGCGATCGGCAAATCCGCCAAGCGAGGAAAACGTGAAGAACTTCCCGCCCGACACGGTTTCCACCGGCACCACCGCGCTGTAGCCCGGAGCGTCCAGGTCCACCCCGCAGGCGGCGTCGCCCAGCACCGCCGCACAGCCCTTCTGGTAGACCCGCCCCTGGGGCTGGTTCAGCGCCTCGCTCAGCCCGCGCAACTCTGCCTGGAACGCCCCGCCCGCGCGCTGGATTTCCCCGATCGTCCCGGCGAACAGGACCATGCGCTGGTCAACCTCGGCCCAGTTCACCAGCCAGGCCTTCACCCGGGCGCCGTCATAGCGCCCGGCGCGAATGTCCGCTTCCGTCACCGCGGCGGCGCTCAGCACGCCCAGGGCCTCGGTGTTGTCCACGGCAAGCCCCGTGGTCTGCTCCAGCGACCGCGCCGCCATGCCGCTGTCGGCGGCAAAGCTGATGCCCTCGAAGGTCAGGTCCACATCGTGGTCGGTAAAGCCCAGAACCGTGCCGTCGCTGCGCGTCACCGCCCAGCAGCGGCACAGCGTGGTGACCCCGCTTGCGAGATGCGCCCTGAACTGATCCGTCAATCCCATCAGACCCGCACCTCCACAACCGGCACATCGGGCATCTCGCCCGCCTGGAAACTGGCAACCGAGGTGCGAATCCGGTCGGTATCGAAGCGCACCGGCACATCGAATTCGAAGCCCGCCGTCACCTCGGCCCCGGCGCCAGGCGCGGTGTGGAACGAAACGATGCCGGTGGTGTAGTCCACGTCATAATGCACGGTTTCGCTGACCGGGGTGCGGGCAACACCCACCTGAACGGTGCCCAGAACCGGCTTGGCGATCGGCCGGGCATAGCTGGCCGGGCCGGAACGATACGCCTTGACCAGCTGAAAATCCGTCTTGACCCCGTCGCCGGTGCCCAGAACCTGGTCTTCGAAGCCCGGGCTTGCGCTTGGTCGGCACGACTTGTAGTCGGACCAGTCCTTCCAGCGAAACCCGTAAAGCTGCCCCTGGCGCGCCTCGAAGAAGGCCACCAGCGTTTCGATGTCGTCCAGCGACCGCATGCCCACGCCCGCGTCGTAGCGCCGGCGCGCATGGGCCCAGGGGCTGTTGCGCTCCTCATGGCCGTTGGCCAGCGTCACGATCTGCGTGCGCCGTTCGGGTCCGCCCACCGAGCCGAAGCTCAGGTTGGCCGGAAACCTTACCTCGTGAAAATCCATCTTGTCCCCTCAGCGGTTGCGCTGGCCGCGGCTCACCGCCCGGCCCAGTTCGGCTGCGATCTGCGATTTCGAGCGCCTGAACCCGTTCACGTCCGGCGTCGAGATGTTCATCACCACATGCACCGTGCCGGCGCCGCCCCCGGCGCGCACCCCCAGCCGCCCGTCGGGGCCGCGCGCAAGCGGCATGATCGCCTCGGGGCCGGCCTCGCCCATCAGCCCGGTGCCGCCGCGCATGGCAAAAGCGGTCGGGCCGGACACCACGCCGCCGCGCGCAAACGGCAGCAGACTCGAGGTCAGCCCCTCCACGCCGGCCGCCAGAATCCCGCCGACATGGTTCGTCACCGGGCGCAGCGCCGCCGCATAGGCCGCATTCACCATCGAGCGGCCAATGTTGCGGAACGCATCCGACAGCTTTCCACCGTCGAAAACCAGCCCGTCGATCGCCTTGCGCAGCCCCGACGAGATCGCGCGCTGCAGATTGCCCACGTCACGCCCCGCATCGACCACGCTCGCGCGCAGCCGGCTCACCTCCTGCTCGAAGGCCGCCGTCATCGCCGACGCGCCCGCAAGCGTGTCCTCCAGCCCCTTCGTCTGGTCCGCAAAACCGCCGCCAAAACCGCTAGTCATCCTTCTCTACCCTTTCCTGCCCGCCCAATCGCCGTTCCAGCGCGGCCAGTTGCGCCCGCCCGAACGGCGGCGCGCCCGCGCCCTGGCCCAGCATCACCATCAGTTCCGCCGGGGTCAGCTTCCAGAACTGTTCGGGCCTCAGCCCCAGCCCGCGCATGCCCGCGCGCATCAGCCCGGGCCAGTCGAATGCGCTCATCCCTGCGCCTCCCCGGGCAGGGCAAAGGCGCGCACCAGCAGCTGTCCCGCCGCGCGCGCCGCCCCGACCATGCCCCCCTCGATTTCGGCGCTCAGAAGATCGCTCGCCTGACCGCGCCAGCCGCCGCCGCGCAGACCCGCAACGATCAGCGCCAGCAGGTCGCGGCTGGAAAATGCGCCCGCCTCGAAACGCGCCACCAGTTCGTCCAGTGTGCCCGCGGCAAGCGCATCTTCAAGTTCGGCCAGCGCGCCAAGCGTCAGCTTCATCACCCGCCGCTCGCCGTCGATCACCAGCGCCACTTCGCCTGTCCATGGGTTGGCCATGCTCAGATCGCCGTAAAGGTCAGCGCACCGGCCGAAGCCATCGACAGCTCATAGGTCGCCTCGCCATTGTAGCTGCCGGCATAATCGATCGAGGTCACCTGAAACGGGCCCTCGATGATGCCGAAATCCGGCACGATCACCTGGAAATCGGGCACCACCCCGTCAAAGAAGATCTGGCGCGCGCGTTCGTCCGAGGTGTCGTCCTTGAATACGCCCGAGCCGGTAATCGTCGCGCTCTTCACGCCCGAACCGGCCAGCAGCTCGCGCCAGCCGCCGGCGCTTTCCAGGCTGGTCACATCCACGCTTTCGGCGTTGAAGGAAATCCGCGTGGCGCGCAGCCCTGCGAATGTCTGGAACGAGCCCGCGCCCGTCATGTCGATCTTGATCAAGAGGTCCTTGCCGTTCTGGGCAACCATTGCCTTGCACTCCGCTTTAGAAAAATTCAGATGTCTTCCAGATAGGCGCGAAAGCGCAGGTCGATCCGGCGCA